CGGCATTGGTACCGGCCCGCTCGGCTACGCCGGTGAGCTGCTCATGCGGTCCGCCCTCACCCATCGCGGCGGCGTAGCGTTCCTGGGTGCGATCGAACACGGCCGGCGGCACGCCCTGATTGACCGCGGTGCCGCGCATCTCGCGGGTAGCAGCGGCTTCGACATCGCCGGCGTAGCGGCTCGGGATCGGATCCATACCTTCGCCGGCGATCCGGGTGCCGCTGCGGAAGTCGCGCAATTGATTGTAGGTGCCACTGGTATCGAGGATGGCGCCGGTGACCGGGTCGCGTGGGAACCGCGCCTCGATCGCGTTGGCGCGGGTCTCCAGCGGCCGGGCGGTGATCGGATCGGTCTGACCTGCAGCCTGGCGCAGCGCGTCCAGCACCGGCTGCCAGTCGGCCACGGCGCCCGGCCCGACCGTCTGTGCCAGGGCTTCCTGCGGCGCCGCCACCCGGGTCCGCAGGTCGTCGGCGTTGGTCCTGGCGATGTCGCCTACCGCGGCGCCGATGTCGGCCGGCGCCGGCGTCGGATTGACCGAGCCTCTGGCGTCGGCCATGTCGTCCCAGGCGGCGCCGGTCTGGTCGCGGGCATTCATGCGGCGGTTCTGGGTGAAGGTAGACGCGCCGAAACGGTTGGCGTTGGCATTCTCCCGCATCCGTATGGTGTCGTTGCCGAGCGCGCTGGCCGGTAGTTGGACGCCCTCGACCCGCGCCGCCTGCGCAATCTGCGGTGCTTCCGGCCGGCCCATGCCGCGGTACTTCCAGTCGATGTAGCTGCGCGGCGCCTGGCCGGCGGCACTGGCGCCACCGCCGCCGAGGATCGCGCCGAATAGCGCGCTGGTCTCCGGGTCGACGCCGGCCGTCCGGCCGACCTTCTCGCCGATGTCGGCGCCATAGTGCGAGCCGACTGTCGGCGCCACTGTGGTAGTGCCGAGCCGGGTCAATGCGGCGCGCACCGCCGCCAGCGCGTTCGGCGCCGCGGCCACGCCGCGGGCGATCGCCGACGCGCCGCCGCCGAGCAGGGCGCTGGCGCCGCCTTCGAGCAGTTGCCGGATCGTGCTGGCATCGGCCGGCAGTGGCTCGGCGCCGACCGCGTTCAGCGCCATCGGCCCGAGGTAGGGGATCTTGGTCTCGGGAAAGATCCCGGCCCGGGATCCGGCATTGCCGACGGCGATCGCCAGGTCGGGTATGCCGGTCAGCGCGCCGCCGCCGATCCGCGCGGCGGTGTTGTAGGCGGAATAGGGATCGCTCGGCGTGGCTGGAGCTGCGGCCGGTGCCGGAGCGGGTGTCGGCTCCGCAGTCGGTGCCGATGCCGCGGTGCCGGCCGGCGGCGCTGGCGCGGCGCCGTCCCGCAGCTGCTTGTATTGATCGGTCTTGGCCTGGAACTCAGGCGTGCCTTTCAGGTGCTGATTCTCGGTGGCCCACTGCACCAGGCTTTCCAGGGTGTCGGCCATCACTGCACTCCGAATGCTTCGTTACCGCGTTGGACCACCGGCGGCACTGCCGGGGCGGCAGCGCCGCGCCGCGCGCCAGTGGCTGGTGTTGCGGTGGCGGCGGCTGGATCTACGGCCCGGCCCCGCTGCAGGATGGCTTCCTTGTCGAACGGATGCATCTCCGGCATCTTCGGCACCGCCACGTTCGGGTCGACGCCGCGGCTCTTCGACACCGTGTCGCGGAAGTGATCGGTGACCACGTTGCGGTTCTGCTCGTACTCCTTCATGCGGACGTAGCCCTGCTCGATCAGGTTGGCGCGGGTCTCCGCACTCATCATGCCCTGGTCGGTGAACAGCTTGGAGTACAGCGCCGCCATCTGCTGCGCCATGGTGCCGGCGCCCTGGGTCAATTTGATTTCGCCTTCGCGCACCACCGAGCCCGGGTCGAACAGCTTGGCGATCGCGTAGACGATCTGCAGATCGGTGGTGTTGTTGATCGGCCGGTTGGTGGCCTCGATCAGTGAGTTGTAGCTGGGTATTGCTGACAGGTAGTCTTTAACCTCCTGGGTCCGCATGACGCGGTCGGAGATGTCCAGCGGATCTCCTGCCAGGCTGCCGGTGACCCGTGACGCATTCGGATCGACCGGCGTCCCGGTGCCGGACGTCGACAGCATGCCACCGCGGCCGAGCAGGTCGACCACATGCGGCGGCATCTCCTGGGTGTGGACGTACTTCTCTTGCTTGACGCCGTTGGCTTCCTCGAGCACGCGCGAGGATGGGTAGGCGGTCGGCGCAAAGATCGCGATGTTCATGCGCTCGGCCTGGGTGAGATCGCGGCCGACGCTTTGCCGGGCGATCACTGCCAGCCGCTCGCGGGCGGTGGATTCATCCAGCTTCGGCGTAAGATCCGTAGGTCCGGTGGTGGCGAGCGTGTGACCTGGCGGCACTGCACCGTTGGGGCCAAACAGCGGCCGGTTGGTGCCAAGCTCGGTCTTGTTGTTGTTGGTGGTGACCCGTTGCCCGGTCGGCTGGCCGTCGATGCCGATCACCGCGAGCGTGTGCGCGGCCGGTACGCTTTTCTCTTCGCCGGTGCGGAACCGGCCGGTGGTCAGGAACTGCAAACGGTTCTGTTCGTCCTGATCGGTCGGCGCGCCGCTTAAACCGACGCGGGCCTTGGCGTAGCCGCCAGGCAGGTCGCCGGCGCCCTGGTGCGCCTGCGCCCGGGCGGTCGCCTGGAAGAACGGCAGCTCGGCCTTGTAGCGTTCGGCCACCTTCGGATCGACGTACTTCTCCTGGTATGTGGTCGGCGGCAGGAAGGTCTCGCCCGGCAACGTGCTCGGGTCGGCCGGATTGACCGGCCCCTGCTGCTCGATCGGGATGTCGCGGGTGCTCTGTGGCGGCCCGGCAGTGGCAATTGCTGCAGCCGCGGTGTCGCCGGCGGCGACGGCGGCGTCGAACTTGGCTTTGTCCTCGGCCTGCTTCTGTCGCAGCGCGACGATGTGCTCGACCGTCAGCTTCTGGTCGAGCGCCGCCTTCGGCGCGCCGGTGATGCTCTTGGCAATGTTAGTGGCGAGACTGCCCCAGGATGGATCCTGCTGGTAGGTGAGAAATTCCGATCCCATGCTGCCCTCATACGCTCGTAGCTAGTGCGTTGCCGAGGCCCTGGCCGGCAATCTGCGCGCCGGCTTGCGCCAGGCCACCAGCTGCGCCGCCGCTGTATTGTGAAATCTTGATCGGCTCGACCGCCTTGGCGACGTTGTAGGCCGACAGGCCGCCGGCGCGCTCGTTGCCGGCCAACCGGATGTCCTGGCCTGCAGCATTGAAAATGCTATTCGCGCGGTTGGTCAGGCCGTATTGAGATCCACCATAGGACTGCACGTTGGCCAGTGCCGCAATCCGCTTCCTCGCCTCGATCGCCGCCTGCTGGATATGCCCCTGGATCGCCGTCTTCATCTCCTCGGAGCCGTTCTGCTGGCCCGAGAACATGGCAGAGGCGAGCGCGTTCGGATCGCCTTCGGCCTGGTTGGCAAGCTCCTCCGGTGTCAGCGCCTTGGTCAGGCGTGCCGCTTCATCCTCCTGTGCTGCGGTCTGCTTCGGCGCCGCTAGCTCTTCGAGCGAGCCGCTGCGCGCGGCCTCGGCGTTGAGCCGTAACTGCTCGTCACGCTTCAGATACTCTTGGGATTGTCTTCGCTGATAGGCGACCCACTGATCGTTGGCAGCATTTTGCTGCGAGGCCATGTCTTGCTGCTGCTGCATGTTGTACATCGACATGCCGATCGAGAAGCCCAGGCCAATGATCGAAACGGGATCGCACATGGTTTAGCTCGTTACGGTTCCAGATCCAGATTCGCGACCGGTCCGGGCGGCGAGTGCCTTGTTGGCTTGATATTCTCCGACCGCCGGCGCGACCGCGGAGCCCAGGCCAATGGCGATCGGCTTGAACATGTCGCCCAATGCGCCAGGGTTCGGCTGCTGCAATTGCGCATTGCCCGCGGACGTGGCCGCGGTGTTGGCGGCGACGGTCGGGTCTTCGGTGGCGTAGAGCTGATTGTAGGCTTGCTGCTGCTGCGCCGCGATCGACTTGCGTAACTCAGCAGTGTCGGTGTCGGCCTTGGCCTTCAGCGCCGCTTCGTTGACGCCCTGCTGCTCGGTCAGCTTGTTCTGCACAAAGCCGGCAGCACCTGATCGTAACAGTCCGGCTCGCGCCAGGTCCGCCTCGGAGGTGCGCTTGGCCTCGCCGTACTGCTTCTCCAGCTGCGGCAGCGTGTAGTCGAGGCCAGCCTTGCGATACTTCTCATAGAAAGTGTCGCCGAAGTTGTCGTTGCCAAAGATGCTGTCGATCGCCGTCTTGCCCTGGTTCAGTCGGGCCTGGCGCTCGTTCTCTTTGTCGCGGGCTTCCTGGGCGCGCTGCATCTCCAGCTGCACCATTTGATTGTTCGATGGTCCGCTTCCGCCTTTACCGCCCATGTTCTCACCTCATACTTGCGCGTTCGGATCGACCGGCGCTTGCTTGTTGTAGTCCGCCCAGAAACCTGGCGGCGTCAGTACCGACTTGGCGACGATATTTCCCGTGCTGTCCTTGGTGGTCTCGGTGCCGGACACGCCCTCGGCCGGCGCGGTGGTGCTGTCCGGCGTTGAAGTATCTTCCGGCTTGGCCGTGGCATCCGCGGCCGCCTTCTTGACGTTGATGTTCGACTGGTAGCCGGTCATATCCAGCGGCGCCTTCTTGGCAAGCGTCTGCTGTGCCTCTTCCAAGGTTGCATTGCCCGACTTGTCGAGCGGCTCCTGGTAGTACTGCTGTCCGCCGCCACCCTTGCCGCCCATGACTACTCCTACTTGCTTATGCTGAGACTGCCTTGTGTGTTCGACGCTTTCTGCTTGCCTTGCGCATCCCAATTGGACGGCGGCGCCAGCAACGTCGACGCCAACTTGTCGCCGGTTGTGGTCTGCAATTTGCTGCCGCTGCTGATCGGACTGCCGGCCGAGATCGCCGGCCCGAGTGGCGCGTTCGGGTCGACTGCCGGCGCGGCCGGTGCCGCCGGTGCGGCGGCTGCGGGCGCGACGATCGGCGGCGCCACTGGTGCCGGTGCCGGCTCTGGTGCGGGTGCGGCTACGGGCTCTGGCGTCGCCTCCGGCGCGGGCGGCGCGATCCAGTTCGGATCGGTTTCTTTGTTCCAGAAGCCGCCGTAACCGTCATATTCGGGCGGCAGGGCCGGGTTTCTGATGTATCCGCCGTAGCCGTCGTAGATCGTGTCCGGTTCGATCCGGTAGCCGCCGTAACCATCATAGACTGAATATGGCATGGCCCACCTATCTGGTTGTGCTGATGCTGCCAGGCGTGGTCGCCGGCCGCTGCGATTGATTTGCCCAAATCGACGGCGGTGGCAGCAGCGACCCAGCCAGGAGAGCGCCGGTGGATTGCGGCGGGCCGCCGCCGGGCTGCAGCTTGCTAATGATCGGTCCGCCGGCCGGGATCGCTGGCCCGAGCGGCTCGACCGGCGCCGCGGCCGCGGGAGCGGCCGGTGCCACTGGCGGCGCCACCGGCGCCGGTGGCGCCATCTGCGCCGGCGCCATCGGCAGATTCAACGGCGGTGGCGCCGCCGGTGTCGGTTCCGGTTCCGCCGCCCAGCCCGGCTCGGAGCCCCAGTGGTAGCCGCCGCCGATGTCGTTCCATGGCATGGTTACACCTGTCCGGTTGTGTGCATGCTGCCGGAGCCGTTGAGGCTCTGGGCTTTCAATCGGTCAGTCCACATCGACGGCGCCGTGACCGTCTGAGCGAGCTTCTCGCCGGTGTCCTGTGTGGTGGTGATGCTGCCGCCATCGCCGCCGGTAGCCTGCGCGTCCGGCGCAGCTGATGCGGCCGGCCCTGCCGCGGCCGCAGGCTCGGGTATGGACTGCGGCACGCCGGCTTCGAACGGCGCCTGGTGCTCGTCGATCAGTCCGCTCGGCGGATCCCAACCCCAGCCGGCCGATCGCGCTACCGGCCCCCAGGTGATGGCCGAGCCGCCGGGCGGCGCGCCGCCTTTGCCCTTGCCACCCATTACAGCACCACCGTGAAAATCATGCCGACTGGCTCGCCACCGAAGTGCCGGCCGATCATGTTCATTAACGAGTTCTGCTCCGGCATGCCGGAGCAGATCGGAAAGTTGATCACCTTGCAGCCGTCGCGGCGGGCGAGCGTGATGACCATGTCGACCAGGCGACGGCCGAGGTCGGTGCGCTGGTACTTCGGGATGGTGTAGGTCTCGTCCATTACTCCCATCGGTTCGGAGAACACCTCGAACACGTGGTAGCTGCAGACGCCAACCAGCTTGTTGTTGTCCAGCGTATCCAGCGCGATGACATACATGGCGAACTGGGTGCCGACCGCGTTCTCTAGGTAGCGTTCGGTTTTCTCCTGGTGATACTTCAGGTGCTTGGCCCAGCCTGACAGATGGAAGAACTCGCCGAGGAAGACGGCCAGCTGCTTGGCATCACTAGCCTCGGCCATGCGGACGTTAATGTGCGGTGTGCGCACAGAACGCTTGGGCTTGGGTAGGTCGACGATAGGAATATTCATCAGACAACCACCTGTACGAAACGAAGTCTTCGCCTTCGGTGCCATAGCCGGACAGCACGCCTTCGGCCTTGGCGCCGATCAAACTCATAAATCTGCGGACATCGTCACGTCGTAGCAGTGCCACCGCTTCGACCCGGTGGATACCCAGCTCGACCAATAGTGGCAGTACGAACCCCCGTATCTGCCGCACCATTGGTAACACGGCACGGCCCCAGTCGTCAGTGCCGAAGGCGAAGCCGGCGGCCACGCCCTGGCGTTTTGGCACTATCCCCCACACCGAGATCGGCCCGCAGTCCAAGCTCCAAGCGCAAAACACAAACAGTTTATGCCGCATGATCTGCGCGGCGAGCCTGGTCTGGTCGGTGCCGGCCGCCACCATTTCTTCGGTGTCGGCCCAGCGCAACCGGCGCAGCACGTCTTGGATCATGCCCTGGTCGGCGTTGTCGATCCCGATCATCCGGTCTCGGCTCCTGCGTAATGCACCACCATGTTGGACAGGGTCTGCGGTCCCAGCTCCTGCGACCGCAGCCGCAGCGACATGTGGGTGGCGTGGCCGAAGAGTTGGATCTTGCCCTGCGGGAACGACGGGCCGTCGAATACGCCGATGACGTCCTCGACCGTAGGGTCGGCGACATTGAATGCGGCCGACACCTGCCACGGCACGCCGGAGCAGGTGGCGTCGAGCGCGGTGAAGCCTTTGAATGTGGCCACGCCCTCGCCGGCGTGGAACGGGAAGATCAGCTCGACCGGACAGTCGTCGTAGATGGGTCCGACATCGGAGGTGCCGCCGTAGGCATAGACCATGTTGTTGTCGTCGCGCACCACTACTCGGTTCTGGTGCAGGCAGGCGGCGGTGATGACAAAGCCGGCATCGTATTCACTCCAGGCCGTAATCTTCGGCCCAGGGAACGCCGATAGCACGTAGATCTTCGACGTCATCGGCGCGGCTTCGTTGTCCTTCGACCCGGCCATGATGATCCAGAACCTGCCGGTTACCGGCTGCAGCAACGCGATCGTGCCGCTCATCCAGTCCTGGCCCATGCTGCGGAACAGATCCTGCAGCAGCGGATCCAATGGCGAGCCGATGTCGGACACGGCTGCTGCCAGCGAGCTGTTGCGGGCGCGGAGTGATCTGACGCCGGACTGCGACAGGTACATCACATCGCCGGAGCCGTATTGCATCACTGAGCGCCACGCCGTTGTGCCGGCCTGGCGCAGGGTCTGCACGTATTGGTTCTTGGTGAAGTCAGGATCCATGATCCACAGCTGCACCGCGGTCGAGGAGAAGATCGCCAGCTTGTCGTAGTAGACCTCGAGCGCCACCGAATCGGTCATATCGGAATCGCCCATCGACAGGTCGATGAAGTTGGTCGGGTTCGGCGGCGCCATGCCGGACCAGTCGCCGGCGTTACCGATCGCCGAGAAGTACAAGATGCTGTGTTCGACCGTGTACATCTTATTCTTGTAGGTGCGGCAGTAGAAGCCACGCGCCAGCGGAAGGTCCAGGCCGTCGTAGTAGCGGCCGACGTTGCCGGCGGCATCCTTCCACAGAATGACGAACACTTTGTTGTCGAACAGGTCGTAGTCGATGATCTCGTACAGCGTGGTGGTCTGCTGGCCGAGCACGCCGACCGACCAGACGCCGGATGGCGGCTCGACCTTGTAGGGGCCGTTCGGGCCGAAGGCGTAGAGCTTCTGGTTGACTTCGACGAGGCCACGGCTGGCGGGATCGCAGTTCCAGAATGGCACGAACGCCATCCGCTTCTCGATCTCGCCGCCCGGCGTGACGTGGGCGTTGCGCATGCTGCGCAGCGTCCCTGCCGGCGCGGTCAGCTCACTGCGCCGCAGATCCAGACCGGCAGCGAAGTCGGTGATGGTGAAGTAGGGCAACTACTCCCTCCATCAGTTCGGAATGTAGTCGATATAGGGAACGCTGCGCCTGGTCTTGTCGGGGTCGAAGCCGCCGCGGTAGATGCCGCCCATGTTGTAGTTCTGCCGCTTGTCGGCGCCCTGGTCGGCTAAGAGCCGACGCAGATAATTCTGCGCCTTGGTCAGCTTCATGGGGGCCGCTTCGGATTTCTGGGTGGCCAGCATCTCGGCCGCGGCGAACAGCACGATCGCCTTGGAATCGATGATGCAGCTGTCGGTCGGCGCGACCAGCGGCGACAGCGGCGCCATGCCTTCGAACCGCAGCATATAACTCTGCTTCGGGTTGGCGACGTTGTCTTCCGGCGTCGGCAGCAACTGGAACTGGCCGACCGGGTTGGTGACTGGCGTGGCGCCGGCGATGTTGACCGTGACCCGGTTGCTCCAGCGCACCGGCTTACCGAAGCGGGTCGGGCCGAGCTGCATCATGAACGCCTTGATGCCGTAGGTCAGCGGCGTCCAGGAGGTC